GAGGAAACTTAATATCAGCTACATGATGAACAAAACTTTGATATCCTAATTTGTCAAAAAATACAATACCTATTCTATAAGTTTCACCTCTAAAATAACCTTTGTTTAAAAACGATATTTGTGTTCCTTTATAATTAGAATATTCATTAATTACATTATATGTTTAATCTCCACCTACTGCACTATGTAAACTCCTGACACACGTTCCTCCACCTACTACAGATTGCCTATGTATAGGCGATGTAGAATTTGAATTTGAATCTTTACCATCTATAAAATTCTGAATAGAATATTCATCCGATCTTGTATTTTTAAAATATGGTTCAATAGTTATATTTTCTAAAACTGGCTCTAAATCATTTAATTCAAATGTTGTTTCAATAGTATTTCCTATATAAAGACTTTCATCTTTAATGTTTAATGTTTTTGCTTTTTTAATTCCTTGAAAATAAGCTGGTAATTCTTCTATTAAAATAGGCTCTCCATCCATTGACCTATGAACGAAAGTCATTTCATCACTTGCTATTTTAACGATTTCAAATATAGACGCTTGTGTAGGTAAAGCATTTGATTCTATATAAACATAACAAACTTCAATTTGATCATACCTTTGGTCAATACCTTTTACAATAATTTCAACAGCTTTTCCTGAATCTATACCACTTCCTTCCATTTCATAATCCCAACAATTAGCATTATTAACTGCGTCTGTAGACACAATAACTGGAGATGATAAAGGAATCCAGGGAGTTTGATAGCCTACCTCAGTAGCTAATCTATATGAATATTGATACTCTCCAGACAAAACATTACCACCCCCAGAGATAGTTTCGTTGTACTTTATAATACCCATATCAAATTCACTCTGTATATTCATACTATGTACTGATATAGATACAGCACTATAGGAATTTACATCATCTATTGGTAACGTGTTATCATATTTGAACGTAAAAACTCTTGGTTGATTACTATTGTTCTTAACACCATCTACCCAATAAACCCTTAATAAATTATCTGTTTCATATATAAATCTTGCTTCAATTTGATTTTCAAAATTGAAATTAAATAAATCACCATATGGATCATTGAAATCATTAAATAATGTTTTATATGTACCATTTCCATTTTGATCTGTAATAAATATTCCTACTTCACAATTATTAGAAGTTTTACTTTTAGATAATAGAACAATTAAATTACTTTGTCCTGTCCATCCTAACGGAGTATATTTTGTTCCGGCCAAACCGCTTCCAGAGTCAGGATTAATTTCAAAAGAACGTATATTCCCTCTTTCACTTTCCCACGCATAAGAACCATCTCTATTAAATACTAACCTTCCATTTAATCCATATCTAAAAGAAGAATTAGGTTGATTTAATTTATCAACATCCATACGCATCCCATCTTGGAAGGTATTCATTTCTTGATTTTGAGCATTGTCAGCCATTAAAAATAATTTTTATTTGGCAATGGTAATAATTGAGCCCACATATTAGATAACTGTCTTAATTCAGATTCATCTGGCATTTCATCATCTCCACGAGCTTGTCCACATAACCAAAACCACCTTGCTTGCATTTCTTTATAAACAGCCCCTGGTAGTTTACCAGAATAAAAATCTCTTGCTTTATACATATACATTATATAATGTGTAACAGCATCTTCATGTAAATGATTTATTAAAGGCCAGCCATCTTCATCTAAATCTACTCCCCAATAAGCTAAGCCTACTTTTTCATCATTCATTAAATTAAAATAGATATATCCATTTTCAATAGAAAATTTATTTGCATTAGCTGAGTAACCAATTTGAGGTTGACCAAACATATTAATAGAATTTCTATGCTGTGATTCACTACCAGTATTTAAATTAGAAGCAGGCAGATTAGCTAAATTAGGAGATGTAAATTTTATAGTATTATTTGTTGTTGACACCAACTCGCAATTAGAAGGTAATCTTCTGTTTTGTATTACTTTAACTTCTATTGTTCCAGCAATACTATCTGTAAAAGGAGTTATCTGTAAGCTTGTTAAATTATCATTTGCAGTAATATTTAATACTCCAGCTGATGCTATAACTGTATATCCTAAATTTGCAACAGACATAAATTGATTAGCCATATTAGAAGCAATATCAGATAACGTATCTCCTATTTGAACAACATAACTAAATGTATTTATACTAATAGTACCATTTCTATTACTTGATACAGTTAAACTAACTGTTTCAGCAGCTACATATGCACCCAAAAACTCTACACTTAAAACATTTGGCACACCAGGATCAAAAGGTTGATAATTTCCACTAACAAAATTATTTGTTCCATTTTCCTGCACTCCAGTAGAAGCTCCTTTGTTAAACAATTTAAAACTCTGCATAGAAAGATCTAAAATTTCTTGACCTTTCTTTAATGCTATTAAAGATATATAGTTATCAGGCAAGCATGCTCTTCTGTCTTTAACTTCAATTTCACATTCAAATCTTCTATAAGCGCCCTCGCTACCAATCTTCATTTCTGCATCTACAGCCCATCTTGCAAAATCATCTATTACATTATTAACATTTCTAATACCCAAATTTCCTACTACATTTCCAATGATAGTATATAATGATATTTTATTATTTGAAACACTCATATTATTTTATTTTTTGAATATAACTATTTGTTGCATTTCTACCATAATTTAATAAACTATAATCTGGATAATCCATTTCATTCTCTATTACACCCTTAAAAAGTAATGATTTCCATTTACGAGATGTTCTAAATCTATAATGTCTATATTTTTTAGGAGAATCCCAAAATATAAAATAGAAAAATCCATCAGTTTTATTGATGTCTAATTCTACTTTTTCTCTAACTATTTTATTATTAATTGTTTTAAAAGTATATGTACTTGGATTATATCTGGTACATAAAGTTTTTACAACTTTTAAAAGTCCGAATTTATTTAACAAAGGATAGGAATATCCTTTAAGAAGTTGACGAAAAACAATAGAAAAATAAGTACGTACTATATCGCCATATAGTCTATAACCTATATTTTTAACATTAGTTCTTCCTTTCTGGAGCTTTAAAACATCTTTATTTACTTCATCTTTTGTTTGTAAGTATACCCCATAAAGAGTTAAAGCACCATCATTGTCCTTGCGGCTGATAGTTTTGTCTCGCATCATTTAATTCGTCATTGACACTATTAATAGTCATGTTTAATTCAGTCTGTAGTATTTGTTTAGTAATTGGCTCATACATACGCATTGCGATTGGGTATTCATCATCATCACTATAACAAGTTTTTTCACAACCAGGTGCAACATAATTGAAAGCTTCCGTTGGATCTTCAAAAACACCTCTAACATTAATATATTTTAAATCAAGATTTTCATTTGTAGATGTTACATATAAAGTATTACCTATTAAATAAGAACGATTAAATTGTCTACCAAACCTTGTTGCTCTTTTAAATATTGTTGTATCAGGATAGTCAAGCATAATAGGAGTTTGTTTGTCTATTAAACCGACAAATACCAACCCCCTATTGTTGGGTAAATCAATTAATTTAGGAATTTCTACTTTATAAACATTACACCCCCATTTCACGCACTTAGGACATTCTGAATCTGCTTTATCTACTTCTTCTAAAGGCAATACACCTAAATCCTGTATTAATTGTGGATCAATTAACTTACCAGCATTTGTAAATTCAAAGATTAATTTAGCTCTATAGCCTTTAATCCAAAATTTAATCATACTGATTTTTAATTTCTCATCATCAGTATCACTATTACCTGCTCTACCTATATTACGAATATTATACGCAAATTCATTTAATGTTGGCATACTACAAATATATTAATGAGAGCCAACTTATGTCAGCTCTCATAATTTATGAATTATCTAACTCTTAAAGTGCGTCAATAATCACCTTTAAAGCAGCAGCTCCACCACCACCAGTAGCACTATAGAAGTAAACTTCTATAGATTTTTTACCTTCCATATCAATGAATGGTTGTGCTACCGTAGGTCTGTATTCAAATCTGTACGTATCATACGTTGCAGAAAGAATATCACCAGCCGGAATACCATGATCAACAAGATCAGAAGGTTGCCCTTCAGAAATTGTTGCCGCAGTAAACACTACCGCAATAGTTGCAGCAGCAGCATTTGTAAATACTGTACAAGCTAAAGATTGTGAATCATCACTTTTAGATGTTACTGTAATTACAGGCCCAACAGTTGCAGCTGTATATGGTGTTTCTGCTTGAGTACCATCAGCCTCAATCTGATCTCCAAGAGCTGCTGCTACATCATTTAGCGCATCTCCAGGTTGAACAGTATAATAATACGTCTTTCTCCATAGCTGAGCTGAAGGTACATTACTAACTAAAGTAATTGTATATTCATCTCCTGCAGCTGGCACACCAGCTAAAGTAATTGTATTTAATGCAGCAACTCCTGCAGCCTGTCCAATTACCGCCATGCTTGTAGCTTGTCCAGCCAAAGCACTTGTAGGAACTATGAAAGAAGGAGTAATATCTATCATGCCCGCAGTTAAAGTCGGAACATGAGCTTCAGCGTTAAACGCTATAAAAGATCTACCTATCTCCATGATTTTTGTTTTATTTATTTATTTTTAAATTTACGATTTATTTCCAAGTCATTGAACTTCTATGCTGAGAATGATATCTATGAAACTTAATTAGTTTCTCTTCTTCTTTCTTAACGGGTTTAGTAATCTTTTTTACTTCTGCCTTTTTAGGTTTAGCTTTTGATTTTTTAACCTCAACAACTTCTTCAACTTTAACTACTTCAGTATTAACTATCTCTTTACCAACTAATAATTGTAGTAATTCAGATTTTTTATATTTTTTAACACTCGTAATTCCAACTTCAGAAGCTATTTTATGAAGTTCTGTAACTTTTTTTGTACTTAAATCTGCTATTGTATAAACTTTCTTTTTTGCCATAATATATATTTTACATTCCTTGTTGTTGTATTTCGTTCATTTGAACTTGATAGCTCGGATCTTGAACTGTCATCATCATTTTACGAACTGCAATATTTACTATCTCTTCATGTGTGCTAACTGGTAGCTCACTATTTGTAGGTACAGTAATACTGACATCTATTGGTCTTTTTAAGAAAAACAAATTAATAGAATTTGGCGTTGTATCTGAAGATATTTCAATTACATCGTTTGCTCCATCATTGTATTGTGTATATCCAACATTATAATCTGCTGTTTTGTTAAAAGGATCCCTTTCACTTGCAGCAAAATCATCTAATTGTATTGGATGTACCGGTTCTATTCTAACACCAGACGCCTCACAAGGATCATCCATATAAGCATGTATACTTAACACATAAAGAAAATCAGGTACAGTATTTAAATTAATTAAGCTAACCCCAACGACAGGAAAATTTCTTACTAATGGTAATAATTCTTCTCTTCGTTTTTCAACAGCCTCAAATTGCGTATACCTTGTTTCTACAAATTCAATCTGAGCAAGATTTAAATATCTATCTTTTTCAGTAGCATTGAACCAGGGTGAATCTGCTTTGTCTAAAAGCAAATCTATTAAGGTATGCATTTCAGCTATTGTCATTTTTTAGAGTTTACGTCTTTTCTTATTTGTGGCATAATGTCTTTATTCTCATTGAACCATTCAATTGCAAAGTCTATATTGGTACCCATTTTTTGTTTACCATAAAAATAAACGCCTTCTCTAATCATAAAAGTTGTATTAGAAACTCCTTTTTCAAGTAATTCTATTAACGCTCTTTCAGGATTTTCCCAAGCATTTACTATTTTTTGTGCACCACTTAATCCAGATGCATTAGTTTCCTCAGCTAATTGATAGATCTCTCTTTTAATTACATTATCAGAAGTTTTATCTCCAATTTTTATACGTTTTCCAACAAGCAATACACGAGCAAAATCTCTTAGTTTTTCACCAGATAATTTTCTCACTATATAATTTGCTTCTGCTTCTAAATCTTTTTGATAAACATCAGCTTCAGCACGTGCTTCTATATTTACGCATTCTAATATTGGAGTTGGTCCTTTACAAAATAAAGGATGATTTTTAACATGATGATATTCTAAAGCTTGATTTGGATCAGTTAAATTATAAGTTCTGTTTTTAGTAAATCTTGTAACTTTTAAATTACCAAACTTATCTACAAACTTCCTTACTTCACCAGTTTCAATATCTGTATAATCTCTTATAGTTATTGAACCTGTTCTTTTATGATCTTTTAATCTTACTTCAGCTGTACCATCTGTTAAACATACATCTAACATTTCTTTAATATCTTCTTCTATTACTTTTTCCATGACATTAGGGCTATTTAATTAATTTATGCAAATAAAAGTTGTCCGCAAGAAAGAGGATTTCTTACCACAATACCAGATTCTGATAGAATCTCGCAAGTGAAAGCATCTCTTGAATTTGCAGCTCTCATTGAACCTTGATCAAATGGATCAACCATACCAGGAATATACTTGATAATCATGGAACGATTAATACCTCCAGCTCCTTTAACTTTCTTCTCAATATTAGAAACACCATTTGTTGTTCCCATATTTAAGAATACCATTCGGAAGCTTTCTTTTGGATAACCAGTTGCAGGGTCAATATCATTGCCATGCAAGTTAGGATCATCAAAAAGAGGATTATGAACAAGAGTCATTCTTTGTCCAATTGCATTATATGTAGTAAAGTTTACACCAATTTCTTGATCTTTACCAATTAATGCATCATAGATTAAGTTACCACTTGGATATACTAAATCTTTCATTGCTTCATGGAAAGCAACCATACCAGCTGTTCCGGTAAATACCATCCAATGAGATTTTTTCTCTCCTGTATTTAACTTTAATTGAGCTAAAAAGTCAGTTAATCTTTTTTCAGTCAAAGGACCAGAATAAGTATCAACATTAGCAGCATCAATTTGTCTTAAGATACCATCACCTTTTACTAAAGGCTTACCATTTGTATCAAATACAGTTGAATTACCATTTACATCCATTGTAGAGGTAGCATACCATGAATCAAGTTCAAGCTCATATAGATAATCATCCATTGCTATTTCTTGATCTGCAAAGTACCATAATCTTTGTCCACCAGCTTCAATCCAGGTAACATCAGTAAGAGCTGAACCACTAATGGATTTAGCTTTACGAGTAATACCTAAGTGATTGATATACCAATCTGGATAAACGTGATTTTCGTAACCTCTTTCTGAACTCTCTGTAAATGCAGTACCGACTTTACCAACAGTAACACCAGCAAGTAAAGCAGCAGCTGTTACAGATAATAAAGCATCAGTTGTCATAAGTTTCATCTGAAATGTATAACCACCAGCAGTAGCAGTAGGCTCTCCTAAAACTACAGCTTGAGATTTATCAGCAAAACGAATAACATCATTTGGATTCAAAAAATTCTCTTCAAATTCTACTTCAAATTGTGTTAAACCAAGTCCGTTACCTACATTAGTTCCAGTACAAGTAGAAGGTCTGTTAGTTCTACCTAAAATAGACCATCTAAAAGCATTTTCACCAATAAGTTCTTCCTTAGCAAACCTTGAAGTTCCATCAACGAAGTACGTTAATGAATATTGTGGGTATTGACGAATTAAATTTCGTGCAATTTCAGGATATTTAAGTAAGTTCGTTACCAAAGCATTACTTTCAATAGTCTCCTTCCCATAAGTTCCACTATGAAATTTCATTATTTTGTTTTTAAATTAATAATTAATATTACGTTTTCTAATCACCATGTATGAAAGCATTAGGATTAAATTCATCCGTTTTCCCTGATGGATCTAATATTCTTGTAGTTCCTGATACTTCAGGTCTTTGAATATTATCCAAAATTTCTTGCTTCCCTTTTTGATAACCTTTATTGTTCATAGCATTAAGTAATGTACTTTTATTCCTCCATAGCCATGCTGCTTCAGATAAATTTTCATTACTTGCCATAACATCGTTAAGAAAATCACCAGAAGTAATATACTTAAAGTGTTTTTCTCTAACAGTTTTTAATGTTGCTTCATCTTTTGCCATTTTAAAACCAAACATTGTTTCGGTACTTTCTAAATGACTTTTTAATTTAGCTATTGATTCCTCTCTTTCTTTTTGAAGCATTGCTTCTTCTTGTTTGCGAGAACCCAATTCTTTGTGTTGTTCAGACTTAATAGCCTTATTAACAGTATTTCTAATTTTTTGTGCTTCTATACTTGTAGTATTATTATACTCATAAGTATTCATAGCATCTTCTAATTTCTCTTTACTAAAACCTTGTAATTCTAAATCTCTTTTTAAAAGCTCTTTATCATCTAATTTTAAGAAATCCTCTAATTTATTTATTTTTTCATTAGTAGCATTTCTTACTTCATTCTCTTTTATCTTACTTTCATAAGACTTAAATTCTTCGATTTTTTTATCAAAATCTTCTTTATTCTTAACTCCTTCTATTCCAACATCTTCCCATTTAAAAGCATTCTCAGGTGTTGTTGGATGCTCTTGTTTAGTTTCTTTTGTTGTATCTTCACCATATTCACCCCACACAACAGGCTCACTATCTTTTGATTGGTCTACCTTAACCTCTTCATCATCGGTTTTAGTTGTTGCCAGATCTTCTTTTATAAAAGCTTCTGGATCAAACTCTTTAACTGTTTCTTCTGTATTAACAGACTCTGTTTTCTTTTCTTCAGTTAAATAATCATCTGTTTCTTTTACATTCTCTTCTACAACTGTAGTTTCTTCTACAGCTACTTCTTTTTCATTTACATTTTCTTCCATAATTAAAATATTGTTTTAACAAATATACATTTATTCAGTCTTTTTTACAACTTCAATTCTTTGGTCAACTGGCGGTTCCATTGTTGGAGGAACAATATCTGTATTATCTTCTGCCTCATTATCAGCCTTTAACATCATTTCATCAAGTTTTGCATTTTTATTTGCTGTTTGCATATCTTGATCATTAATTAATTCGTCTGTATGCATTTGCATCTTAGTTTGATTATTAAGAGTAGCAACCTGAATATCTGCTTGTGAATTAATTTGAGCAACCTGAACAGGAACTTGTATTTTTTGACCTTCAATTTCATTCTTAGCTTCTTGTGCCGCAATCTCTCTTTCTTGAAGCTCAATTTGCTGTGCTCTCATTTCTTTTAATGCTCCCGTTAAAATACCTTCAACTTCAGTAGCATTATCTCCCCTTACAGCTTTAATTGCAGCTAATGGTTCTATTGCCCCTGTGGAAGAATATCTCTCTATTAATTGTAGCATAATTTGTTTTTCCTGAACTTCCTTACTACTATTCTTAATAAAAATACCATATTCATCTTTAGAAATAGCTTTATCAATTTTAAATGTCTGCATACCCATATCGCCAAATACATTAGCCATACGCCCTTCATTAGCCCAACACATTCTCATTTTATTAGCAAGATCTTGTAATACATCACCAACTATTCTATAATGCAAATCAAACATAGGTGCTGTTATAGTAGTAGATTGCAATACATTTCTCTCAGTTACACCAACTAAATCTCCAGTTTTTTGTATACCACTTCTTGCTGCTGATATTCCTGTAAGTTTTTCAGCAGTATCTTCAAGCATAATTTTAAGATTTATCAGTTGCTGTACTGAATTACTTAATGTAAAATCTATTTGTTGAAATTGATTAAATGTAGAAATCTGCTGACCTTCTTGTTTTGAATTAATTAATATTAATCCAGAATTTTTAGCATGATACAAAACATCTGACAATGGAGTTTTCTTAGGTTTTTGCGCAACGTCATAAACAATAGATTTACCACCAGCTCTTGCCATACATAATTCAATATGATACATAACCACATTGTATAGTACTTGTATATTCTTAAGAGCATCAACAATAGATAATGTTCTTCCATTAAGATTTGTTTTAATAACACCGAAATAATCTAACTTAGCTTCTGCATAATTTTCTTCAAACCTATATTGATTAGGCTTTGGCCCCCATTCTACTAATCTTTCATGACCTATTTTAGTAGCTTTCCAAATTTCTGTTATTGGTCTTTTAACGATTTCCTCTCCCTTTTTTGGTTTATAATCATCTGGCAACATTTTATAATATGGTACTTCTGGATCATATTTATTGGGAGATTTTTTAAATTTCATCATTCTTATAGACCTCCATTGTATATCTACAACCCTTACCTTTAATGAACTATCCTGAGTATATATATAAGAACTAAAAGGAACATTATTATCTTGATACCATGCTGATTCTTGATTTTGCAATTCTTCTAAATAGTCTACATCTTTTTTAGTTAATATATGCCCTAATCTATCTATAATTTCATTAACTGTATAATAATTATCTACCCCAGCATATAATGAATCTTGTAATGTTTCTTTATCAGAATCTGGATCATATATAACTGTTCGAGGGTCTAATCTTTCTGGATATGGATCCCCATTTTTAATTATTGTTCTATAGAACTCTTTAGAGGTTATACCCATATCATAAAAACCTCGCTTGAATATTTCTTTAATATTATATTTTTGAATTAAATAATCTATACCAACATGAACCTGATCCTCTATA